TATCTCATATGGTGAGAAAATGATGCTTCGAGATCCAGTTACCAAGAAAATCATCTGTAAAGAACGATACAATATGACTCACGGATTGTTGAGTGGTCTTGGTAGTCGCTGTGGAGTTAATGTGATTGGATTCCATATCACCAGTACCAAACACATTCGTAACAATATTGAATACACCTATTCTTGGGAAGAAGTTGCAAACAAGAAAAAATTCTTGACCAAGAATGGTTATGTTGGAATTCAAGAGGCTGGATATGATACCTACTTTCTGATTAATTCCAAATGTCTTGATAAGGAAGCCGAGTTTGTAGAGCCTGGTCGTAAGGATGATGGTTCAATTAACAAGGGCAAACTTCGTACTCAATTCCGCAAGTTCACAAAAGCCCGTAAGGTCAATAAAATGATGTTGAATGAGTTTGTTGCCTTGGTTGCCTAAAGTAAAAAGTTGAAAAAAAGTCACCAAAAGTGTTGACACTGCCTTGAATCCGTGTATAATATGTATTGTTGATTGTGAAAATTTGTTGATAAAACGGAGAAAATATTATGAGTAAAAAACGTATTTCAGTTAATGAGTTTGCTGCCGCTTCGAAGGAAATGTTCGGCACACTTGACATCACTAAAGCTCAAATGAGTGCCATTTCTGAGACATATGGGGTGTTCATCCCGTCTGATGTTAAATATTCAGAAAAGATTGCAAGGGGTGTTCATCGAATCCCTGCTACTGAGGATGCGGTCACGCCTGCCAAATCAGAGAATACTACTACTGTTCCTAATAAATCTGATATTCATACACCAGCGCCCGCACCCACCACTTCTGTGAGTGGAACTTCTGCGGCATCACTTGATTCTACTATTTCATTTATTCCTAAGACTGACCCATCGTTTGTTTCTTGGGGAAATATCACTGACTTGAAAAAGATCCTCAAGTCTCGCCTGTTCTTTCCTGTTTATCTAACTGGTATGAGTGGTAATGGTAAGACATTTGGAATTGAACAAACTTGTGCTTCACTTGGACGTGAAATGATTCGAGTGAATTTCACTGCTGAAACAGATGAGGATGATTTGTTTGGTGGATTCCGCCTTGTGAATGGTGAGACTGTTTTCCAGTACGGACCAGTTGTTGAGGCTATGAAGCGTGGTGCTGTTCTTCTGCTTGATGAAGTTGATCTTGCATCATCCAAGGTGATGGCTCTACAGTCTGTTCTTGAAGGTAAGGGGTACTTCATCAAAAAACGTGCTGAATGGGTTGAGCCTTCACCTGGATTTACAGTGATTGCTACTGCTAATACCAAGGGCAAGGGATCGGATGATGGACGTTTTGTCGGTACTAATGTTATGAATGAGGCGTTCTTGGATCGCTTTTCAATCACAATGTATCAGCCTTACCCATCTGAGGCAATTGAGAAAAAGATTTTAACTAAGGCGGCCGAGGGTTTTGGACTTCGCTCTGCCGAAGTCGATGCTTTCATTCCAAACCTAACAATGTGGGGAGATATCATCCGTAAGACATTTGAAGAGGGTGGGGTTGATGAGATTGTTTCGACTCGCCGACTTGTTGATATCTTGAAGAGTTATTCAATCTTCCAAGATAAGGGTAAAGCAATCAAGATGGCTATTGAGCGTTTTGATGATGAAACCCGTGAGTCGTTTATGAGTCTTTATGAGAAGATTGATGCTGGAGTTGGAAATGAGCAGTATGGCTCTTCTATTGAGGAGTCAGCCACCCAAAATGTTTCTAACTTCTAATGAATACTCCGTGGGGTAGTTGACCCCTCAATCAACGCTTCCTCACCTCTCCGGGGGTGAGGTTTTTTAACATATAGGAGACCTGATAATGTGTGGTGTTTTAGAATTTGATTGGAAATATGGTGAAGGTGATGTACTGTCCGAATTGGCAGAATATCTAAAGGGAACTTATGGAGCCCACTACACCAACGAAAATAACGATGTGCAGACTCTTGATGTGTTTGCTTCCAGAGGCACTCTGGCATCAACCTCCATTGATAATGCTATTAAGTATCTAATGAGGTATGGTAAGAAGAATGGTAAGAATAAGATGGACTTGACAAAAGCCCTTCATTATGTTATACTGGCTCTAGCATATGAAGAAAAAACAAATCAGTTTGAAACTGATACGATTTACGAATAAGGAGAAAATATGAAGTTAAGTGAAAATACGATTGACGTTCTAAAGAATTTTGCGACTATCAATCAATCTATCCTCTTCACCGAGGGTAGTGAATTGAATACTATGAGTGTTCAAAAGAACCTATTGGGTTCTGCTACTGTAAAGGAGACCTTTCCTAAAGAAGTTGCTATCTATGATTTGAATGAGTTCCTTTCAACTGTATCATTGTTTGATGATCCTGATTTGGAGTTTGGTGACAAATCGGTCACTATCACGGATGGCAATTCCAGCACCACATATTGGTTTGCTGATAAGGAAATCATCGTATATCCTACATCGAAGATTGAAATGCCTGAGACCGAGGTAGACTTCACCCTAACATCTGATGTGTTAGATAAACTCAAGAGGGCGACTGGCACACTATCTGTTCCTGATATGGTTATCAGAAACGAAGATGGTAAGATTATGGCAGAGGTGCTAGATAAACGTAATGATACAACCAACACATATTCGATTGAGGTAGGAGATTATGATGGTGATGCTAACTTCCGCTTCTACTTCCTAACAGAGCGTTTGAAGATGCTCCAGAATGACTATGTTGTTAATATCAGTTCTAAGAATATTTCCAAATTCACCTCTGGTGACTTGACTTACTGGATTGCATTAGAGCAGGATTCATCATATGAGTAAAGAAGAGTTTCTATGGGTTGAGAAGTATCGCCCACAGAAGATTGAGGAGTGTATCTTACCAGACTCATTAAGAGATACTTTTGATGAGTTTATTGAAAATGGTGATATGCCGAATCTTCTGTTGAGTGGTACAGCAGGAACAGGTAAGACTACAGTAGCAAAAGCATTGTGTAACGAACTAGGTTACACAACCTTACTGATTAATGGTTCTCTTGATAGGAATCTTGATACTCTGAGAAACGAAGTGGCACAGTTCGCCTCCACAGTCTCCTTTGACGGAGGCAAGAAGTGTGTTATATTAGATGAAGCTGATTACCTCAATCCACAATCGTTCCAGCCCGCTCTGAGGGGGTTTATAGAGCAGTTTTCCAAGAATGTTAGGTTCATCTTGACTTGTAACTATAAAGACAAGATTATTGAGCCTATCCACTCTAGGACTACATATATCGACTTCCGAACTGGTAAAAAGGATATACCAGTGCTGATGGGTGCGTTTATGAATCGCATTATAGATATACTTGATAAAGAGAATATCAATGTAGATTCTAAGCCTGCCTTAGCAGAACTGATTAAGAGACATTATCCTGATATGCGTAGAACTCTGAATGAACTCCAGAGATATGCCGCAGGTGGAGTCGTGGATAAAGGTATTCTTGCTAAAGTTGGTGAGACTGATATTGATGGTTTGATGAACCATCTAAAGGATAAGAACTTCTCTGATATGAGACAATGGGTGGTAGATAATATTGATGCTGATCCAGTTCGTATTTTCAGACAAGTATATGATAATATGTATAAGTATTTAGCACCACAGAGTATCCCTCAAGTGGTACTATTAATAGCCGACTATCAGTATAAACAAGCATTCGTTCAGGATGGTGAGATTAATCTGGTAGCATTTTTAACCGAAGTAATGGTGGAAGCAGAATGGAAGTAAGCGAAAAAATTGATAAGTGGTTTGATGATCGTGGAATCACTGAGAATGGCAAAGCAATGGGTCAAGCGATTAAGACACTAGAAGAGACCACAGAACTCTTGGATGCGATTAATCATAATGACCGTGATGATATTATGGATGCTATTGGTGATATCTATGTGACGATTCGTGGTGTATGTAAAGTATCTGATTTTTCATTTGACGAATGTGCTGAAAAAGCGTATAATGAGATTAAAGATCGCACTGGTTATCTAACATCTGAGGGTGTATTTGTGAAGGATAAATAATATGAAAACCGTGAGTGAGAAGGCGGCCAGAGAGTTGGTCAAGAAACATAAAGATGTTGTGATTGTTCATACGAAAAAGACTTGTCCAGTGTGTGAGTATTTTGTGCCTGAAGTGTTGCTTCCCATCTTCGGAGATGAGAAGTATAAACACGTTAAGGTATATGAAATTACGGAAGATATGACTTTCCCCGTTGGCTCCCACCCTGTAACATACTTCTTTAAGAATGGAAAATGTGTGCATCATCCTTCTGGTTCAGCACCAGAGAAAGCAGTTAGAGATTTAATGGATACATTCTATGGCAGACCTGTTTAAAGAGATACTACCAGACATCAACTTCGGCCATAAGAACCTGATTCGCCAAGGAGATATGGACGAGGCAGAATATGGCCGAAGTTGTTTTATGATTAATCGTGCTTTAAGTATGAATAGTGATACCATTCTATATGTAAATGATATGAATGAGCATTATCAATTGGACCCGATGTTACAATATGATTATTATATAAATAGTCTAAGGAAGAAAAAGAGGTGGTCAAAATGGGCTAAAGCGTCCAAAGCAACCTCTAATCTCGAATTAGTTAAAGACTATTATAATTATAATGAACAGCGGGCCAGGGAAGTTTTAGAACTACTGCCCGAAGAGCATATTGAGTATATTCGCTCAAAGATGCAAAGGGGTGGTAATAATGCAATTTCAAA